CAGTTACAACAGGTGATATATTTGATATTAACTTAGAGAAAATGGAAAAGTTTGCTCTTATGCACATTAATCCTGTTAATGTAACTACACAAGATAGTGGTCTGATTTATAACTTTCAGATTTTTATATGTGACTTAGTAACTGAGAAAAAAGATTGGACAACTGAAAATTATCAGTCAGCAGAAAGACTAAGTAGTGAACAACAGGTATTAAGTGACTGTCTACAAATATCAGTAGATATAATATCAATGCTTAGACACAGTTTATATCAATCAACAGATGGTGACGTAAATAATCCTTTATACTTTTTACAGGGTCAACAAACATTAGAACCATTTACAGAAAGATTTGATAATGAATTAACAGGTTGGGTTTTTAGTTTAGGAATATTAGTACAGAATAACTTTGATGCTTGTATAATACCTGCATCAAGTGGTGGAGCAGGAGAATAATGAAATTTAAGATAGGCAAATATAGAATAGAGATAGGATTTTTTAAGATAACAATAAAACTATGAATTACGAAGATGTATTAGAAAAACTAGAAGCAATTAGTATAAATTTAGAATCTTATACTGACTACCCACAAGCAGCAACTAACAATGCTAAAAGAGCAAGAAAATGGAAAGAAGAAAATGGTAGTGATTGTGGAACACGAGTAGGTTGGACACGTAGTTCACAATTAGCAGATAGAAAACCTATAAGTAGAGATACAATAGCACGTATGGCTTCATTTAAAAGACATCAACAATATAAAGACATACCATATTCAGAAGGTTGTGGGGGTTTAATGTACGATGCTTGGGGAGGAAGTAGTGGTATAAATTGGGCAATAAATAAATTAAAACAAATAGATAAAAACAAATAATTATGGCGGATTTAGTAACAACAATCACAGAAACAGTAACCTTAAATGGAGCAGTAAGAGGTTCATCAAATGTATTAACAACTACAGGAGTAGTAGATGTATTTGAACGTATATTAACTTGTGCGCATTCTAATACAACAACAGTAGCAGTATTTAATTCTACACCACACGGAGCAGCAGGAGCGTTAGATGTAGAAAACTGTAAATACTTTCGTATAAGTAATCTTAGTACAGACCAAGATGTTATAGTAGCATTTGTAACTACTAACACTAACTATCAAGTTACTGTAAGAGCAGGTGGCTCACACGTATTATTTCAAGCAGAAAATGCAGCAATAGCAGAAGAAGATACAACACCTGCTTTTCCTACATTAGAAGACTTAGTAACAGTACAAGTAAGACCATCAGCAACAACTGATGTACAAGTAGAAATATTTGCAGGTCTTGTATAATGAACACAGACAATATAGAAAGATACTTAAACTCTTTTGGAGCAGAAATAGTTGCTAATGCAAAAAGAAATTTACAAGTAGCAGGTAAAGGAGGTGGTAACTTAGAACAATCTATAAAGTTTAATGTAGTTAAAAATGAAAGTGGGTTTAGCGTAGAATTTTCTATGGTAGATTATGGAACGTATGTAGATAAGGGAGTAAAAGGAGCAGGAGGTACTATTAAGTCAGGTGACCATAAAGGAACTTGGGGTGGTCGTAGATGGTATATAACTTGGGAAGGAAAAAGAAAAGACAGTCCTTATAAGTTTGGTACAGGTACAGGTAAAAAAGGTGGAATGAGAAAAGGTATAGGGTCTTTTATTAGAAAGAAAGGTTTACAGCCAAGAAGTGAAGGTGGGCAATTTATGACTACAGCAGGATTAAGGACTGCAATAATGAGAGTATTATGGATTAAGGGAATACACGGAATTAGTTTCTTTCAAAAATCTTTAATGTTAGGAATGCAAGACTTTGGGCAAGATATGGCTAAAGAATTAAAAGAAGATATATTAGATAGTTTAAAAACATATAAAATAACAGTAGGCTAATGGCGACAATAATAGAACAAAAACCACTATATACACAAACACCTGTAGGTCAAGATGTTATATTTGTGGTTTCAAACAGTAATATAGTATCAACAAAAACTAGGGTAAAGTTTCAAGCAGAAGTACATATTAGTAATACCTTTTCTCCTAACACAGCAGTAGCAGATGATGTTGTAGGTAAATTCAAGACTACACCTAACAATGCAGGAGTAGGTATATTTAACTTACGTTCAGTAATAGAGAATTATGTAAGTGCTGATAATATGGCTAGAATAGGAAGTTCTTATAAAGGTGAAACTACTACTGATGATAAAAGACACCCATTACACTTAATAGATAAGTATAGTGGTAATGTTAATCTAATGAGATATTTAGTGATACAATTTAAGACTGAATACTTTGATACAACTACAAATCAGTTAGTACAAGTAGAAGCAGTAAATAGTAGTTTGTTTCAAATATTTAATGGTTATTTAACTTATGCAGATGTATTAGATGTATCAGGCTCTAACTTTGGTTTTGATATGAGTGATGATTTTTTATTAACTAGCACTAAAGATAAATTGTTAACTAATGCTCCTATTATACAATATGCTAATGTAGAAGATTATGGTACTGTTGCTATGTTTACTCCAAAAGCATTTAATGACCAATTAAGTGATATATCTTATATACGATTAAGTTACAAAGACAGTTCTGGTAGTTCTTTAGGTAGTGAGAATATAAGTAGAAATACAGCAAATGGAGCATATGATGTTTTTAACGCTTTTATAGGTATGAATATAATGTACTTTGGTTGCTTTCCAGGTAATCTACAAAATTGGAGTCCGACATTTAAAGCATTAGTAACAGCAGGCACTATACAGGGTGGTGAAATAGGTGTTGAAGTTTATAGTACGACTCCTGCACAAATATCATCATCTTATACTATAAAGGTAAATTGTCCTGATTTAAAAGGATATGAAAGTATAAGACTATGTTGGCTAAATCAATATGGTGTATGGGATTATTACACATTTACTAAAAAGTCTACTAAAAACATAACTACACAGGGTACTACATATAATCAGTTAGAGGGTAGTTGGAATGAAAGCAGATATAGACTAGATTCTTTTAAAGGTGGTAAGAAAACATTTAGAGTAAATTCAACAGAAAGAATAAGTATGAATACTGACTACATTACTGAGTCAGAGTCTATATGGTTAGAGGAATTAATAAACAGTCCTGAAGTATATATTTTAAAAGGACAAACAGGACAAACTGATGGTACAGGGTCTGCATTAAATCAATATGTAACACCTGTAAGACTTACAACAACAAGTTATACAAGAAAGACTGTTGCAAATGATAAATTAATACAATACACTTTTGAAGTAGAGAAAACTAAAACACTAAGAACACAAGCAATATAATGTCTGTACAATTAATAGTATATCCACAAAGTTATAATGGTAGCAGTAATGCTATTAGCAATAATCCTAATCAATTCTTAATAGATGGGCAAGACTTTAGTACGTTAAATATTTCTTCTAGTTTTGTTTCTTCAGCAAGTCCTAGTCTTGTTATGCAAGATGCTATAGACAACTATTCATCTATTGCTGTAAATACTTGGGCAAGATATAGAAATACAGTATCTACTATACCTGCTGAAATTTCAGGGGCTTTAGTATATAGTCCTTCAACAAATGCAGGTACAGGAGTAATACAAAAACTATCAAATCTTACAATAGGTACGACTTATGAAGTAACTATAGTATTAGGCACAGTAAATCCTGGAACATTAACTATGCGACTTTATACAGGAACAGTATTACAAAGTTCTACAATATATAATTCACCATCAGGAACAATAACAGCAACATTTACTGCTAACTCTACAAGTGATACTATTTTATTTGATTGGAATGGGTCTTTATTGACTGTAGATTCTATATCTATTATACCTAAATCACAAAGACCTAGTGAAACAATAAGTGACTTATCAACAGGTGAAGTAATTGTAGACTTATATGAAATGGAAGATATACCACTTACATTAAGTGTAGATGAGTTTAAAAACGTAGCAGAAAAAGTACAATCTTATTCTAAGGCATTTAACCTACCTGCTACAAAAAGAAATAATAAGATTTTTGATAATGTCTTTGAAATAACACGTACTGATGATGGTATAGTATTTAATCCTTATGTTAAAACACAATGCGTATTAAAGCAAGATGGATATATACTATTTGAAGGGTTTTTAAGACTAATAGACGTAAGTGATAAAAGTGGTGAGATTAGTTACAACGTTAATCTATATTCAGAAGTTATAGCACTAGCAGATGTTTTAAAAGACAAGACTTTTCAAGACTTAGACTTTAGTGAATTAGACCACGACTACGATAAAGACAATATTAAGAATAGTTGGGTAAATACAACAGGTATTACTTTGACTAATGCTTTATCTTCTACTAATTCTTTTGCTTATAGTTCAGCAATAGGTAACTTAACAAATACAAACGTACTTAAATATCCTTTTGTAGATTGGACAGGTCAGATATTATTAGCAAATGGTTCTACAGGTAATAATGCTGTAGCAGGTTTTCCAGAATTGACTGCATTAGAACAAGCCTTTAGACCATTTATAAAAATCAAGTATATAATAGATAAGATATTTGCAGATACTGAATTTACATATAGTTCTGACTTTTTTGATACTTCAAACTTTAATACTTTATATTGGGGTGAAGGTAATGCTCCTAATGACATAAATGCTCAGGGTGAACAAGTTAATAGATTTAACGACCCTGATAACTTTGCAGGTACAAGTTTTAGTAACGTAGTCTTTCCAAGTACGAATAATGTAAGTAATCAACCTTTCTTTAATAGTAACTTTCCAGCAGATGCAGGTTTTAATAGTGGTACAAGTACATTTACAGCGCCACAAGACAATGTAAATTATTCTTTAGATTATTATGTAGAGATTATATTTTTAGGTTCTGCTACTTTGACTATAGAGTGGTTTACAAGTACAGGACAAGTAATAGACCAACAAATAGTGTCAGGTACTACTAATGATACGTATATGTATTCAGGCTCTTTTAGTACATCTTTAAATACAGGTGACACTTTAGTATGTAGATTTAAAAGTAGTACAGGTACAACAGTAATTAGACAAAGATATTCTACAAGTAATAATAATGCTAGTGTTTCAGGAACAATATCAAGTCAGTTAACAACTAATGCTTCTTTACTAAACACACTAAGAGGTGAAGTAGTACAATGGGATTTTCTAAGTGGATTAATTAAGATGTTTAACTTAGTTACAATGCCTGACCCTGATAATCCTAATAACATAATAATAGAACCTTACGCAGATGTATTTATTTCTAATACAGCAGGTACTAATTTAGCAGCAAGAAGCATACAGCACGATTGGACAGAAAAGATAGATGTGTCAGAGATGAAGTTAACACCATTAGTAGAGTTAAATAAACATACAGAATTCAAGTTTGTAGAAGATGATGACGACTATGCATTTAACTTGTATAAAAAATCCACTAGCGGCTTTCTATATGGCTCTAAAGAGTTTGACGCTTCTACATCAGCAACAGGTCTACCTACATTATTTACAGGTATAAAAGAAATTATAGCAGAGCCTTTTGCAGCGACAATAGTAAAACCTATTGCTTCTCAGTTTTCTAATTTTATAATACCTGTAGTATATAAGGGTAATGATGATGGTAGTACTGAAGGATTTGAAAATTCACCACGTATAGTACACATAAACACAAAGAAAGAATTAGACAATGGTATGACTTACTACATACCTGCTCAGAATGGTGGTTCTAGTGAGAATCAGACACACTTTCTACAAGCAAGTCA